ATGTCGCCAGCTTTCTTGATAAACACAGCGGACAGTGCTGCCTTTATGTTCGCCCATGTCGCTTTGAACATGGTGGTGCCGCCACCGGCAGCAACACCAGTGAAGAAGTCGCCGTCGTCAGGTGTAGACTTGGCGTTAGCGCCAGCGATTGCAGCGCCAACGGTAGCTGTTGTGGTCAGCGCGGGGAGTTGCGCTGTAGGCACCTTGCCTCCGCTGTCGAGGGAGGCGACGCCACCGGCGGCACCTCTATCCACGGTTCCAAGTGCGTCAATGTTTGAGCGTCCTTGCGCTCGTTGCGCAAGGTTAAAGTTCGTTGCAGCGTCGACACGCACACGAACACCCAACGCGTCGCCGACGGTTTTGGCAAAGTTAGGATCGTTCCCTAGAGCGTCCGCCAGTTCCTTTAACGTGTCGAGGGCCGTGTCGGCTCCGCTTAGGAGATCATCGACCGCCTTTTTGATCGCTTGCGCAACCTCTTGAGCGGTCATACCATCGGTGATGCCATAACCGCCGAGCGTGGTCGGCCTATTCTCCAAATCAGCAAACTTGTGCGTGTGATTGCTGTAGGAAGTTTCGAACGACCTGATTTTGGCATCAATTGCAACCAGAGAGGTCGCTATTTTAGTGACCTCATTAATCTGGATGCCTTTAGGTGACGGCAAAGGCCAATCGTAATTTGCCGTATTAGCCATCTATCACACCTTTGAAAGTAGCATGCGAACGGCCGAGATTTCCGGCCGCGCAGCTGGCGTGCCGGTAATCGTTATCAGCGTTCGCGCATCGAGGTTAGCCGCCGGATAGGCGGAGCGGATAAAAGTTTGCTCAACTAGGCCGTCGCCGAGTTGGGTGGCGCTCGAAACCGCAACGTTCGGGTAATCACCCGGCATTCCGATTTGAACCGCTGCTGACGATCCGGCAGGCAAGCGCGCATCCAGTGTGACCAGAACGCGGTTGGTATCTGCGGCGTCGATGGCTCGCGTCGCATAGTTCGCAGTCGTCTGTATCTCGCCCTCGATAATCTGGATATCGGGGAACAAGAACGGCGTAACGCGTTCTGTGCCACGCAAGATCGCCTCGACTTGAATATCCTCATTCTGGATATACTCGTCGAACCGGATCGTTTGCGATGGTGCCGACGTGATCGTTTCACCGCTCGCGCGACGAAGCCTGATCGACACGTCGACCGAAGGGTCTGGATATTCGACACCGGCGCGAATGATGACGTCCGACATTTTATTCGCTTTGAAAGTGCCGATAGGGATAACCCGCTCAACAGGATCAAACCGACAGCCGATCATTTCAAACCAAAGGTCCGCTTCGTTGTGAACCGTCCATGTCGAAGCGTTCGACGAGGACAGCAGCACACCAACGGTAAACGGCTGCTCGGAAATAACCGCCTGGGTATCGATATCGATATTGCCAATCTCGGCAATGAACAAGGAGTGTTCGCCATCGTCTGTCAGAGCGACGAATGCAAATTCCCGACCACCTTGCAGGAAAACCGGGAAATTGAAACGTGACGTAAAGACTTCGCCTTCCACCAAGTCAGTGCCGGGGACAAACGCTTCGGCCAGAACCGTTTGCGTTGGCATTCCGATTTCGACCGTCCGCAGCTGTACCGCAATCGAATTGCTTCGAGAGCCGATCTTTGCGCACATCAGTCGGATGCCCGATAAGCACCACGATTGAGCCAGCGTGAACGTCTGTGCAAGCGGATCGTGACCGGTTCCACCTCCACCCCCTCGACCTTCACGGTTTGCAACAGGTGTCGCATTGTTCGCAGCAACATTCGTTACGTTGGTGACGTTCGTCACATTGTTGATAACGGTGTTGTTGACCACCGGCTGCGGCATCGTTTCGGTTGTCGTTTCAAGCGACGACGTCAGACGATATTCCTCGACCGTGATCGAGCCACGTCCGACATAGGTGCAACCCGCTTCGGTTCCGGCAGAACCTTGGAAGTAGATCGACTTCGATCCCGCCGGAATATTCGCCGGAGTGGTGAAGTGCCCTGTTATGACGCCATCTTCATCCGCAGGGCCAGACACCGTCGGGGTGACTTCAACACCATCGAACTCAACAACCAACAAGTTTTCATTCTCGATGAAGCCTTCCAGACGGAAATTGACGTCCCGCTGCCGGATAAATTCAGCATTGACTACGCGCTCGCTGACTTTCTCGACCCGTTGTTCAAGTGAGATACCGCTGATGAACTCACCTTCACCGGCTTCAAAAGCCTGCGTTTCAGGTGAAGTCCAAACGGTTTGTTTGTCGGTCCATACGTCTGTCGACGGTTCAACGCTTGCCCGGCCAGGCATCGGCGTAAACGTCTGATATGGATTGATCTTCATTGCCTTGCTTCGCCTTGGCTGGCGAATGACGGCAACTTCCGAAAATTCCAGATGACGAATACCGACAAAGGCCGGGAACTCATGCAGGCGGGCATAGATCGGCAGTGTCATCTTGCCACCGAATACCGCTGCCGTCTGCGCAATGCCCTGATCGCGCATCGCATCATTGCGAAGCGGATCAACGAAAAGGCCACGTTTCGCGCCAACTTCACGAGCGGACACGTCATTCTTAAGACGTTCCTGCGCGACGAGGTCGTAAACATCGAGGAGCATTGTGCGTATGTCCTGAATTTCGTCATACGGCACGTTGCGAACGCCGGTGTTTTCGACGAATGGCTTTTGCCCCCAATCGTTCGATACACGGGCAAGCTCGATCATGCTGTCCGATATAATCGGCGGGCGCGGGCGCGACACGGCAGACGTGCCCGTCACGTAGACCATTGTGCCGGTCGTATCCATGCAAACGGCATCAATGCGCGGGAGCTTGTAAGCGTAGTCGATCAGAACATTGGTATCCTTGGCGGCTCCGGTCACTTTGACGGTGTCGCGCGTGACCTCGTCGGGCTGGATATTTTCGTTGTACCGATACTTGACGGTATAGGTCGTACCGGGAGCGGGTTCCGCTCCGGAGGGCGACCAGTCGATTTGCCCCTGAGAAAGCAACCAGCTTGAAGGCGACTTGTAGACGTTATCACCCTGCTTGATTTCGAGGATCGCAGTCACCGAAGGGTGAGCGAGCGGATCAACAGCGCCGGAGAACGGCCCGTGCAGAACGCTTTCGGTGATTTCCTTTTCAACGGTGACACGCCGGACCTTATCGATTGGCGCTTTCGATACCTTGAAGGTCTGTGTTCCGCGGGTCGCCCCGGTAAACGGGTGCGGCTCCGCATCAACATTGCGCAGGTCCGGCTTTTCATCGACCTCGAAAGGCAAGGACTGGCGGCGGCTGATCCGCCGACCGTTGACATAGGCCGTTCCTTCGGAAACCGAAAAACCCTGTTTCCCGTTTGCCTTCGGTCCGAGTGCCGTAATCAGAAATCCATCAAAGACGAATGAGCCATTGCTCTCGCGCGAATAGCCTTCAATCGCTTTGTAGATTTCCGAGAAATCAACATTCGTCGACGTAGTGAGAATAACCCCGTCGCGCACCTGATAGACGGAAACGAGCGGCTTGGGATCGCCGTCCTGTGAGTGTCCCCACAGCACTGTGATCTCGACCCGGCTTGGCCCTTCTTCCATGTAAGCTTCTGTGCCGGGGATAGAGCCTTTCAAATCGACGTCGACAACGTCAGTTATCAGGAGTTCCGTGCTCCGGATGCCGATTGTCAGGTCGCCTTTGTTTGGAAGAACAAAGGTTGCATCCGGAACGTCGTGGACAATGCCTTCCATATAGATCGGGCAGGCTGGCAAGCGCACCCGGATATGGTCGTCGTCTACGCTCTCGACGACGGGGTCTTGACCGTCCATTACGCGACCATCTTGCAGGATGTAATCAAAGCCCCTGCGCATATGGTCGATGTTCATCGACTGCATTTCGTTCAAATCAGCGGATTGAAGATAGATACCCTTCTTATCTCTGCCGGTGTCCTGAAATGCTATCGCGTGACGGCGGAGCGAACGATCGAACCTGTCGCCGTAACCGGCGCGTTTAATGATGCTACTCATGAAATGAGTTCTCCAAGATGGATAATTTTGCTTGCCAACCCAACCCTTTAAGCAGACGGTTGAATTCAATCAGTCTGGTGGGGGCTTTTCGAATGTACGGACAGGAATTACTCGTCGCGGAGTTGATCGCGCTTCGCAGTTCGATTGCATCACTTGCGAGAGAAGTTCTCGCCAATCAGGGGTCAGACGCTTTCTTTATGGCGCAGCAGCGAGCGGAAAATTTTGCGGCCAACTCCAAGAATTCTCACGGCCTCTATCACCCAAAAATTCGGGAGCAGGCCACGAAGATTGTTGGCGATATTTTCAATCAGGCGGACAACGACTTATAAACACCAGTTCACATTGTCATGATGAAAGTGAACGTCTGTCCGATGGAGCCGTCGCGAACGATTGGCGAAAACCGATCAACTTCGATCATTCTTCCAATATCGACCACGTCGGCGACAGGGATGAACATTTTCCCGCCGGGGACACCTTCGGCCAGCTTGGTTCCGACATAGATGCCGGTTTCCCGAAGCGTGTTGTTGTTGGCGTCGTCCAGATCAAGCTGAAAGCGGAGGAACACAAAGCCGGTTGGATCGGTGCTCTGCGAATATTTCGCGCCATCCGCCATGACAATGTCGCCGTCCGGGTTTGGCACCACGAAATACTTGTCTCGCGTCCGCGTGACACCGACCGGGCTTTCGAGTTTGGAAAGTACCGACCATGCGGCATCTTGGGCGGCTTGTTCTTCTGGCGTCGAAGGTCGGGGCTGGTCGTCCCATGCTGGCAGACCTTCACCGACCGCGAGAAAGAGCGTCATATCGTAAAGCGCTTTCGCCAATGCGACGCGCCCGTCTTGGGTAAAGACAGCCATTATTCTGATCCTGTTTGGACACGCGGCACCGGAGCGCCGAAGGATTGATGAACAAACGGCGCATTCTGAAATGCGACCGTTGCGGGATTGCGATAATCGACGCGAACCGCAGCCAGTGACGCGAAGCGCGCTGAGAGCTGATTGATCGGAATGCCTGCCCGAACGGTTCGAACCGTTTCGACATTCTGAATAGCGTTGACTTCGACACGTCCGCCGGTGGGTACAACGACTTGTTTGCGATGATTGACGCGAATTGAAACAACAGGCCCGCCGGATTCCTTACGGGTCCCGGACCAAGTGTTGAGGCCCGCGTCACCGTTGAGCCGATGCTCATTAAGGCGAAACGCTCGCACGTCCCAACCGGCGGTCATTCTTGCGAATTCAGAGCGGAGCGGCTTAGAAGACATGACCAAGCGGGTCATGGGCCGGAGGAATTGAGTGTTCCGCGGTTCAAACGGCAGGTGAATTTGAAACCACCACCATTTGCGAGCAGTGGCCGGAAATTCCTCAATGTCCCCGTCGTGATTGATCCAACGTAAGGATTTGTGGATCGCCGCAGGCGTACCAATTATGCGCTGCCATTGAATGCCCTCGAGAATGACGTCGCGAAGGTTTGGAAGGTACTCGGCAACTTCGGAGAGGCCGTATTCAGAAACCAGATAGGGAACAACCCTGTCTATCGGGTGAAATTTAAACCCGCGCAATTCGACAATGCCGGGTGACAATTCCGGGGTCCGGTCAAGGGCCTCCGAAAGCGTTTTTTCCAGCACCGTCGCATTACTTGGAAGCAATGCGGTTCGGTCTGCCATTAGTAATCGCGCCCCATATAGTTGAGTTTGATTGCCCCAATAGCGATTGCAGTTCCCGGAGAGGCAACGACTGGATCTGTTGGCGAAACCATCTCAACTCGTTGAACGCCCGCGAAATGAAGCTTTGCTTCAATCCATGAAGGAACGAGATCAAAACCGATTGCGGTATCGGAATCCCATGATTTCCGGAGCGCTGCTTCCAGAGGCGATAGATCTATTAAAGGCGCAGAAGGAAGGAGCCAGACATTTGCCTCGATATCTGTTGTTGTCGTGACTGCGGCCTCGACGATTATTGTGTCGTTGAGGGTGCGAACGCGGTCGCTTGTGACAATGTCAGTTACCGCACCAAGCATAGCATTGTCGGGAATCCCACCATTTTCGCGGGAGAGAATAGCAATATGGATGATCGGCCAGAAATCCTCCCGGAAAGCCTTGGCGCTGCGAATGCGCACATCAGCCCGCCGCGCCGCCGCCTCATACCAGTAAGCGCCGCCGCCGGGCGATCTCCCTTTGATTTCAAGAACGATGCGATCCCTAAAAGGTTCGTCGCCCTCACCTTCGAGGCGATCAACATCATAAAAAGCGGCCAAATGATCCAGGTCAGCACCACCAGCGAAAGCCAATAGATTAGCCAGAGCGGCATCATTGATGCGCGCGCGGACAAGCATTTCCCGATATGCTTCGGCTTCTTCCGTAATCTGGATGGGATCGGTTTCCAGAAGCTCGACGTCATAGTCCGGTAATTCTGGGTGCTTTTCCCGTATTATCCGCCAAAGCTCCTTAAGCAGCGCTATGCGCTGAGAAAGGATCACTTCATAGTCAAGAGTTTCGATGACGTCCGGCTTCGGATAAGTCGTAAGATCGAACGCCATAGTTATTGCCTTTCAAAGAAAACCCGCGTTTGAGCATCTTCCGGTCTGGAAAAGTCGCCCAAATGTCCCCGCGGATAATAGATGCCGAAGATTTGCAGCGAGAGCTTGCCGGTTTCATCAGCTCTGCTGATCTTGCAACCGGTCACAGCGAAACGCGGTTCCCACTGTGCTATCGCCATCACGACAGCCGAGTAAACCGCGAGGATGACACGGTCGGTTAGGGGACGGTCGATCAAGTTCAGGACTTCCGAACCAAACTCCCGGCGCATCACGCGGGAGCCGATAGCCGTAGTCAATATGACTTCAATCGACTGCCGGACGTGTTCGAAGTTCGACAATGGCCGCCCGTCCACACGATTGACGCCGCTTGAAGACATTGGCGTCAGCCCTTAGCTTTTTGGAGTTCTTTGTCGTTCGGCTTCTCGACTGGTTTAGGCAAGTCCAGTTGATGCCCATAAGGGGGAAGAAACGGTCGCGCTGTAGTTTCAGGCATATCGACCTGTTTCGACGAAGCGTCACGCCAAGTGCCGCCGTAAAACCCGCTTTCTTTAACAATAACTTCCATCACGGTTTTCCTTTTTTAATCGCACGCCCATCGAGACGCGCCAGAAATCAACGTTGCGCCGCAGGCCGTTGCATCGCCATGACGAGCAATTGGCTCGCCTTCACATATGAATTTACCAGAGCCGCCAACAATCGGGTTTGATCCGTGTATCGGGCACGCATAGGTATCGCCGCGACGAGCAATCAAAGCTCCTTCGCATTCCCATTTTGCTGCCGATGTTGTGATTGAACCGCCGTGCGACCCGGCATCGCCTAACCGGGCTATAAGTGGCATTATCCTAGCGTTCCGCTGGACGCTCTAAAAGCGATGTTCGGCGCATCAATTGTCACCGTATCGTCGCCTATGAATAACCGGGCACTGCCCTTTACGATAACAGCCTCCGGGCCGTTGTGAGGTCGCGGATTTGCGTTGGAATGAGTGGAAAAGTCGATAATACCGTCGGTAAGGTCGCCGCTTTCTGAAACAACGTCGACCTGCTGTCCGACGGTAGGAGGAATATGCGAGGATATCCCGCCAGCGGCGATTTCCTTCCAAGGCACCCACGGAGAAAGAAAAGGCCGATCCCCATCGTTCTCTATCAGAACACGCGCAAGACCTTTATCTAGATCAAGCTTCTCTACGGTGCCTGTTCGCTTGCGATTTGCAGTGCGACGTTCAAGTTCGAACACCCGCCTTTGCATTTCCACGAACTCATCAATGAAATCAGCCATGTGTTTCGACCGCTTCTACTTTCGCGATGGAAGGCTCGCCAGTTTCCGCAGATAGCGGCGGCGTGATAAAAAGCGCCCTCGCCTCATCAAGCGTCAGACCAAACCGTCGTCGCTGTTTTGCTGATTTGAGTTGCACGACGTCCAAGCCAAGAAGATCGCGCATGCTTGTCAAATAAGGATGCTTGATCGCTGCCATCTGATCGAGCAGCTTTTGCCATAGCGACGTGGGCGCAATTGGTGCGCCATAGACTGGATCTGGCAGAATGTCGCAGAGAATGCATTGTTGATGGGCAGCCATCCGCGTTCCCGTTTCAGCATCAGCGGTTCGCCTACGATCCACCTTTGCAATATTGGTGACAAGCCCACGCCAGATCTCAGCCCACTCATTGTCGGGATCCATCAGCGCTGCAACAGTCTCGCGGTCGACAACGTCGAGAAACAATTCAAAAGCGGAATCGGTAGCAGGAATACCAAACCCGATGATCGTGCTTTCGCCGGTCTCCTGATTGGTTTCCGTCATCGAGGCGGCAATGCCTGTTTCAATCAACAATTCAGTCAAACCATTGACCCAAAGCCTGCGACCAGTGCCGAGATCGTCCGCCTTAGCGCTGTCGGTATAGACTGAAATAAAAGGCTTTTCCTGATTGGTACGCAGACTTTCATCTGCGGCAACATCGAGCGAGCCAATCTCACTATCAAGTACATTGCCTTCAACAGATGTATTACCGCGCAAAGCTTCAATCGTAGCGATGCGCAATGCGATACGGCCAATAGACATCAGGAATGCCCCAACTTCAAAACAATGAGATTGCTATAGCGATCAGAAACCGCAGCCACTTCAAACCACGGCTTGCCGTCCCGATCATTGGCCCGCACTTTGTCGCCAGCTTGCGGCATCGGGCCATTATAGGTCGAGCGATCAAGGAATAATTCAGCTTCGCCTAATGAAAGGCGAGAGCGATATGTGCCGGTAGGTCCGGGAGCGTGAGAATCATCACCGCCGACATGAAGTACGGCGGTGGGGACTTCAATCATGGGCCGCGCTGGATCAGCCACCTGCCCTTTCATAAAAGACAGACGAACTGACTCGCCATAGCTAAGGCCGATCTTCTGATCGACCATAGCTTCAAGTTTTCGCCAGTTCACCATGAGCGGTTACACCGACAAGCGAACCGCGCCGGATCCGGAAGGATTGGCAACCGCTTCAGTTGCGTGACCGATGAAGGTATTGCCCGATGCAGCTGTCGTCAGAACCTTATCTGCGGCAATGTAATAGACTTTGGCACCAACGGTCCAAGCCTGCGCTTGTTCTTTGGGCAATTCAAAGACGCCTTCGGTCGCAATTTCGACCGGATCGCCTTCTGCAGCTGAAAACTCTGCAACGCCAAACAGACTACCAATGACAACAAGGTCGCCGGATTTCACATCGGCAGGAGCTGGCACAGTAACCGTCTTGCCGGGCTGGATATAGTTTTTCATGGGAATAACCCTTTTGAATATCGAAACGGGAGGAATGGCGGATCAATCAGATCCGCCGATGTTCGTTTAAGCCCCGGCGTTCTTGTATCCGAAGCGATAATCGGTAGCGCCACAACCGAAGTCATGTTCAACCGACATGCTGAAACCCTGTCGACCGAAAGGCTCATCCATGCGAACGCGCGGCGCTTCGTAGCCTTCCAGATAGCCCCAGCGGTAATTTGAACCGGATGCAGGATCTGCAAGCAGATGCCAGGCATTGCCTTCGATCTGATTGGTTTCGATCAATTCAAACTTGCCGGAGAAAATGTTGACGGTCGCAATGGTTGCAGGCGTGATCGACGCAAGGAACTTTTCAGCTTCGGTGAGCTTGTCCGGACCAACCAGCATGATGCGAGCAGCGTTCGAAAGCAGTGGATTACCATCAATGCTCTTTTGCTTGCTCATCGCCTTACGACCTTCGCCAACGGCGTCGACTGTGATGGCAGACGCGGTTCCGGCAAGGTTCTTGTGTTCGGCATGAAAGACCGTCTTGCCATCGGCAAGATTGCCGTTGAAGGCACCCGCATAGAAGGTAACTTCCTCGAACAAAGCCACCGACGCACCATAACTTGTCAGCAGTTCCGAGATTGCGCCGAGATCATCGTTGATAAGCATCTGACGGCTGATATTGAGCGCAATCGCATAGCTGAATGCCTGGACCTGCTCTTTGCCTTCACCGAACGAGCCATACTTGATCTCGCCGTTCTCCAGTACCTTTTTCAGAAGCGGGAAATCGCCGACCTTGACGGTGGTGTCTGGACGGAAGTCACGAAAATTACGCTTACGCGCAAATCGCTTGAATGTCGGCTGGGCCAATGCGTAACGCTGTTCAAGTGTGCGATTAACAGCGCCTTCGAAGATTACAGGGAAGTCCGATGTTGAATGCGATGCACGGGTGAACACATCGTCGATATCGCGAGCATTCATCATGCGACGACCGCGATAGTTCACACTTTCAGCCGCGATATCTACAAGGCCCATACCCATGAACTGGCGAGCGGCAGCTGACGGACCAGCATCCGGTGTCGGCGCGCCAAGGCCATAGGCCAACGCTTCGATCTGCGCAGAACGACGGGTATCGCCTTCATCGCGGATCACATTGACGCGGCTGTCAGTCGGGGCATTCCGCTCATTATTGACCATGTGATCAAGCAGCAAACTGCGGAAAGCATCGACAGTCGTACCGGAGCGGACATGTTCACGGCCAAAGTCAGCAAAACCAGAACGTAAGGCCAGTTCTTCAATCGCGTTAGAACGTTCACGTTCAGCGCGCACCGCTGCATCTGCGACAGCTTGCGGATCAGTGTTAACAGGGGGCGCATTTCGCTGTTCGTTTTCCAGTCGGGCAATATCGGCTCGCACCTGATCGGCTT